GCGAGAAGCACAGGAAAAAGAAGCCGCTGCGGCGTTGTATCGAGAGAAAGCGGCAGAATACCGACAGCTATGGAAAGCTCAAAAACTTCTTTCCCCGGATATCGTCGGATACATCCATCCTCTGTATGCGGAGGCGGCCAAGAAACTACCAGTCCTTGAATGGTGGCTGGATCAAAATATAGGGAGATAGCTATGAGTGAAGAATGGAGCTTCGAAAAAGATGATTTTTTAACCACAACGCCGTATGAGGCGCTGTATGCGTATCACAAGGAGCCTTTCACTCATGCGGCCAAGATGGAGGAACTGGCGGCATATTCCGTTTCCAAGGGATTCAAAGGCTTCAAGACCATGTACAAGAAATACGTGGAAAGTCTGAAGGCCCAGAGCGGCACCATTTATATCGATAACGTTACCAACTTCACAAATCAACCGCTGGAGCTCAATGCCGGCGACTGGGAGGCGGATGATGGCGGTATTTTCAAGAAGAACGGCTATAACGATGAGGTTGCCTGTCCGCATCCGATCATGCCGGTGGAACGGCTGGTGAATATTGACACGGGTGAAGAAAAGCTTCAGCTGGCATTCCGGAAGGGTACCATATGGAGAAAGATCATCGTCAGCAAGACGGTGCTGGCCAGTTCCAATAAGGTCACGGAGCTGGCTGGCTCCGGCATTGCGGTGACCAGCCAGAACGCCAGGGCCTTTATTCAGTACATCTCCGACATGGAAAACATGAATTATTATCTGATTCCGGAGAAAAAGAGCATCGGACGCTTCGGCTACATACCGGACGAGGGCTTTTCTCCCTTTGTTGACGGCCTGATTTTTGACGGTGACGTCAATTTCAAGGCGATGTTCCAGACGGTCCGGAGCCGGGGCTCTGAAACAAAATGGCTGGAAACGGCGGCGGAGGTTCGGGAGATGTCTACAACCGCCAGGATCATTCTGGCAGCGTCCTTTGCTTCCGTTCTGCTGGAACCGCTGAACTGCCTCCCATTCTTCGTCCATTTATGGGGTGTCGATTCCGGAACCGGTAAGACAGTGGCTCTGATGGTGGCCGCCAGCGTGTGGGGAGATCCGGCTGTCGGATCTTATGTCAAAACATTTGACGGTACCGTGGTCGGCATGGAAAAGACAGCCGCATTCCTGAACAATCTGCCATTCTGTCTGGATGAGCTTCAGCTCGCTAAGGACAGCAAAGGCCGTACTACATTCGATGTTTATAAGCTGGCACAGGGCGTTGGCCGAACCCGTGGCAACCGCTCCGGTGGCGTGGATCTGACGCCAACATGGAGGAACTGCATCCTGACTACGGGTGAATCTCCCTTGACGGGCACGGCCAGCGGCGCCGGCGCAGTAAACCGTGTTATCGATATTGAATGCAAGTCTGCCCAAGCGGTTATTAAGGACGGTATGCGGATTTCTGGTGCAGTGAAGCGAAATTACGGTTTTGCCGGAAGAAAATTTGTGGAGCGTCTTTATCAGCCAGGCGTAATAGATCAGGTGTCAGAACGGTACCGGGAACTGTTTCGGATCCTCAGTGACCGGGACACCACGGAGAAACAGGCCATGGCCGCTGCCGCAATCATCCTGGCGGACGAGCTGGCCTGTCAGTGGATATTCTCCGGCCAGCAGCCGTTGACGATTGAGCAGGTATCGGAGTTCCTGGCATCCAAAGCGGCGGTATCTGCCGGTGACAGGGGTTATAAGTACCTGTGCGACTGGGTCACGCAGAATTCCAATAAACTGTGCGGCCGCTCGGAGAACCCCAATATAGAGGTCTTGGGCGCATTGGAAGATGGGCGGGCATATATCATTCGCTCTGTCTTTGAACGCATCCTGCAGGACGCAGGATACTCGACTGCGGCCATGATTTCATACCTGAAGCAGTCAAACTTAATCGAGACCCGGGGACGGGCCAACACCAAGGGAAAGCGGATCAATGGCATCCCTACGGAGTGCTTCTGTCTGCGGCTGCCCTCGGTTGAACTGGATGATGAAGCTGACCCGGATGAGCAGCCATTATAGTGTGGAACTTGAGGAACATGTGTGGAACCAGTGTTCCACAGGCTGTAACCGTTGCGACACAATGGCTACAACATCATTTTTAGAGGGGTGTGGAACTGTGGAACAGAAAATACAGCATATATAAGAATGTGCGTGTGTGTACGTTTGTTCGAGTAATTTATATACACACATTTTCGTGGAAATTTTTGAAAAATTTGTTCCACGGTTCCACGGTTGACCTGTATCCGTTGTGGCACAAGGCTTTCAAGTGTGGAACACAAGTTCCACGCTGTTCCACAGTTCCACGTTTTTTGGAGGAAAATTATGGAATTAAGGCCATATCAAGCCGAATGTATTGAAACCATTGAGGCGCAGCCGCCTGGTGCGTTCCTCGCCCAGATGGCAACAGGCCTCGGAAAAACAGTTACTTTTGCGAATATCCCCCGGCACGGGGAGAGAATGCTGATCCTGTCCCACCGTGAAGAACTGGTGGAGCAGCCGCGCAAATACTTCAACTGCTCCTACGGCATTGAACGTGCCCAGCAGCACAGCCACGGCGAGGAGGTTGTCAGTGCCAGCATTCAGACGTTGGCGCGCCGTCTGAGCGACTTCGATCCGGAGGACTTCCGTCTCATTATCTGCGACGAGGCCCATCACGCAGCTGCCAGCACATACCGGAAAATCTTTGATTACTTTCGCCCGGAGAAGCTGATCGGCTTCACCGCAACGCCAAACAGAGGAGATAAGGTTCGCCTGGATACGGTCTTCAGCAAGATCATCTTCCAGAGAGATCTGCGCTGGGGAGTGAAGAACGGCTATCTCTGTGATATCCATTGCCGGCGGGTAGACATTGGGTTCGACATCACCGCAGTTCATACCCGCCAGGGCGATTACGCACCCGGCGAACTGGATCAGGCCATGGACGGCACCGCAGATGCCATTGCACAGGCTTACAGAGATATGGCTGTGGGCGCCACGCTGATCTTCGCTGTCAGTGTACATCAAGCTGAAGAAATTGCCAAGAGGATCAATGGGGCCGTAGTGGTCACCGGCGAAACCAAGAACCGTTCCGCCATCATTGATGCTTTTACTGCCGGCGAGATTCCCTGCATCGTCAACTGCATGGTATTCACCGAGGGCACCGATATTCCTCGGGTGGAAACGGTCATCGTGGCGAGGCCGACGCAGTCAGAAAGCCTATATGCTCAGATGGTAGGGCGCGGCCTTCGGCTCTATCCGGGAAAGCAGCGTCTGGAGCTGATCGACTGCGTGGGCATTACCGGAAAGGCGTCCCTGTGTACGGCACCCTCCTTACTTGGTATCGACATGGATAATGTGCCGAAACGGAAAGAGAAGGATATTGAGGGAGATCTGTTTGAACTGCCGGAGAAGATTGAGGTAGCCTCCGATTCTCCGGAGAGCTGGGTGAAGAACATCCACCTGGTAGATCTGTGGGCACAGGAAATGAAGTATCAGACCCATGACGTTAACTGGTTCAAGATGCCGGACGGCTCACTGGTGTGTTCCCTAGCTAATAAGCAGCGTATGACAATCCCCTGCCCGGATGCTTTGGGTATGGTAAATCTACCAAACGGCTCCCGCTGCGGGATGCAGGAAGCGCTTGACCGGGCATACCTTACGCTGATCCGGGACCATCAAAATGATCGGATGTTATGGGATCTGCAGGCCGTGCGGAAATGGGGGAAGTCTCCCGCAACGGCGAAGCAGCTGGAAATCATCAAAAAGCGCTGTAAGGGGTTTGACGTCACTGATCTCAGTAAAGGAGAGGCCAGTCAGATCATGAACAGGCTGTTTAACGCGCCGAAGAAGCGGAGGGGTACATGAAACTGTATGTATCAAAAGCAGAGGACCGTGATCAGGTTATTGTGATCCTCGCCCGGAATGGGTACACCGTTCGCCAGGGCAAGGAGAAAGACCCGAAGAACAATAAGACCGTGACCTTCGTGGAGGTGATAGAGAATGGCAAGTGAGGCCCAGCATCAGGCTTATGTCATCAAGTGGAGCCAGCAGCCTTCTATCCGCCGGCAGTGGCCGGAACTGGCGTTGCTCCATCACATCCCCAATGGCGGTACCCGTGATGCTGTGGAGGCCAAGCACCTGAAGCAGCAGGGCGTGAAGTCCGGCGTGCCGGATCTCTGCCTACCGGTACCTCGGGGACAGTATCACGGGCTGTATATCGAGATGAAAACGGAGAGCGGACACACTTCCGATGAACAGGAGTGGTGGGGTGAACGCCTTCAGGCACAGGGCTATGTGTGGCGTGTCTGTCACGGCTGGCAGGCGGCGGTAGCAGTCCTGGAATGGTATTTGCAGTTATGAGCACAGGATTTACGTTTCCCTGGGAAAAGGCTGCCATGCACGATGAGGAGCTGCCTGAAGGTTTATCCCTGCCGGATCAGATGGCCTACACCTGCCTGCGGAATATCTATTTTCTGTATTATAACAAGACAATCTCGCGGGATCAGGCGGCTGCCGAAAAGCAGCGTATCCGGGTTCAATGGGAAAGGGCTGCCAGCGCTGCTGAATTTGAACGGAAACTCTCGGAACACCACGCAAGGGTTATCCGGGAAACAGAAACGGTCAAGACTGCCTGCCGGAAAGATCCGACAGCGGAAAACGCCCTGCGGCTCTGTAACGCAATAGATGGACTGCCGTCGCCTGATATGGAAGGGATTTGCTGCCATGAGTGACTATCGCCGTTGGACAAGTGAAGAAGAGCAGTACATCCGTGACCACTGGAAAACACAGAGCGACGCAGAGATGGCTATAAAAATTTATGGCATTGCCTCTAAACCACCACGAAAGAAGGTAATCATTTATGAGTTTTTCGTCTAATTTTGAAGTAAAAGCAACTCTCTATTTCCGGGTTCATGATGCAGAGCTTTACGGCGGCCCCGGGACCGTAGGCTTCGCAAAGCAGTCCTTTGAGCTTATCCCGGGTGCTAAGTTAGAAGACCTCAATGACATTATGGCCATAGACTGCAAATCAAGCATGGCAGCGATGCTTAACGTTTCGCCTGAGAAGCTGGAGTTCATGACTGCGGAGGAATATGAACACGAGAGCGAGGATGAGGACGATGAGTGAAATTAAGTCTGCCCAGTGCGCAAACTTCACCGCCGCCCTCGGCGAGTCCTTCCGTTTCTGTACCCTGGACGGTGCTGGACGCCCATGCGGACAGTTGCTCACTGGAAAGGTTCAGAAGATCCGTCGGGCCGGGAGAAAAATGGTCGTTGATCTCTATATCCCGGCCAAGAGCTGCACGCACACATACTATGCGGCGGAGATCTATTATCACGGCCGCCCGCGGGAGGGATTGATGTGAAGATTCTCTCCTTCGGTGCGGGAATGCAGTCCACTGCTCTGGCACTGATGAGCTGCGAGAACGCAGTACAAGCCCCGGCTCCGTACCCGCTGGTGCCAGTCTATGACGCTGTTATCTTCTGTGACCTCGGTTTGGAGCCACTCTGGGTAAAAGAACAGATGGAGTTTACCAAGAATGCCTGTGAGAACGCAGGGATTCTGTTCTATGTTCTGGATACCCCGCTGTACAAGGACTTTACGGAGAACTTCGGAGAGCGCCGGGCCATTAGCATTCCTTGGTGGACACTCGGGAATGATGGCCACAAATCCAAGATGCCCCGGAACTGCACCATCGATTACAAGGTGGAGCGCATTTCCAAATTTGTCCGCTGGGAGCTGCTGGGATACCGGAAGGGACAGCGGCTCCGGTCGGAGGATATCAAGGCTCACGAGATGCACATGGGATTCAGCGCTGAAGAAGCGCATCGATGCAAGGAAAGCAAGAGCCCCATGTTCGTCAATAAGTTCCCACTGGTGGATATGGGGCTTACCAGGGCGGACAACTACAAATACATCCTGGAGGAATGGGGGATGGACACTAAGGCAAGTGCCTGCGCCTTCTGCCCATTCCACAAGAATTTCTTTTACCAGTACATCCGGGAACACGAGCCGGAGACCTATCAAGCGTTAGTCGGTGTGGATCACCTTCTGCGGGATAAAAACCCGAAGCCGCCCATGGATTCCGACCTGTTTATCTCTCGGAGCCGGAAACGGATTGAGGATCTGACGCCCGCAGATTGCAACGACGCTGAGTGCTTCGAATACTGCGGCCGACAGGTATGGAACGGGTTCTAATGAGAGACTAAAAAGGAGAATCAGCATGAAAGTGATTTATAAAGCACCCGGCTGTCAGCCGGAACCCCGGGACATCCCCAATACGCTGGAAGAACTGCAGGCTGCCGTTGGCGGCTACATTGAGACGG